CGGGTACAGCCCTACGTTTACCAGCTATAGCGGCGGCGTATACGAAATGGACTTGACGAGAACAGCAGTAAATAATTTTGCCACACATTGCAGCAAATTAAAGCCGGAGATTACGGGTAGCGCCCTTAAGCATCTGGAAAAAACATTACAGCATAAGCCTAACTATTTTATGGATACCACAAAGTTTATTAAGCGGCTTGCGACCTACGTAGCAGTAGAGCATACCGCTTTTATTGTGCCGATTGAGGACAAATTAGGCAGGCTATGCGGCTGGTATCCATTGCGTGCGGAACGTTGCGAGGTGGTAGAGGTAAAAGGACAGGTTTACTTGCGTTATCTGTTTGCAAATGGGGAGCATGGGGCGATTGAGTTTGAAAAAGTAGGCATCATAACCGACTTTGAATATACAGACGACCTTTTTGGAGAGGATAACCGTACGCTTAAGCCGACTATGCAGCTGATACATACGCAGAATGAGGGCATTATAAATGCCGTCAAAAACTCTGCAAATATCCGCTTTCTGGCAAAGGTGGCAAATATGCTGAAACCAGAGGATATTAAGAAAGAGCGGGAACGGTTTACCGAGGACAATTTAAGCGCCGACAATGATAGCGGAATGATTATTTATGATAATAAGTTTTCAGAGCTGAAACAAGTAGAGAGCAAACCGTACACGCCAAACGCATTGCAGATGCAGAACATACAAGAGAATGTATGCACGCATTTTGGCACGAACATGGATATTTTGCAAAACAAATTCAATGAGGAAACGTGGAACGCATACTACGAGGGAAAGATAGAACCGTTTGCAATCCAGCTTTCCCTTGTTATGTCAAACATGACGTTTTCAGACAGAGAGATAGCGTGCGGAAATGCTATTACTTTTTCTGCAAACCGTCTGCAATATGCCAGCAACGCTACAAAGCTGCAAGTAAGTACACAGCTTTTTGACCGTGCGCTGTTGAACCGTAACGGGGTAATGGATATATGGAATATGTCACACGTAGAGGACGGGGAAAAGTATTATATCCGAAAGGAATATACGGAAGTAAGCGAGCTGAACAACAGCAACAAAGAGCCGCAGATTATCATACAGCAGATACCGCAGGCAGGGCAGCAGGGTACAGACGACGGGAAACAGAAAGAGGGTGTAAACAATGCCGATTAAGAAAGAGAGGGAATATAGAGCGCTGGCGGCGCCGCTGACTGCGCAGGCAGCAGCAAAAAGAATAGATACCGACTATTACGTAGAGGGGTACGCTACAACTTTTGACAAGCCGTATCTGCTTTATGAATTTGAGGACGGGACGAAGTTTTACGAAAGAATAGACGCACACGCATTGGACGGCGCAGACATGGGCGACGTTATCATGCAGTACGACCATGCGGGCAGAGTATTTGCCAGACAGTCAAATAAGACGCTTATTTTGGTGCCAGACCATAAGGGGCTTTTAGTGGCGGCTGATTTAGGAAAAACAGATTTAGCCCGTGGGCTGTATCAGGACATTGAGGCAGGCATGATTACTAAAATGTCATGGGCGTTTACCGTGGCAGAGGAAACATACGACAGAGTAACACGCACGAGGACGATTTTAAAAATCAAAAAGGTTTATGATGTATCCGCAGTGAGCATACCAGCAAACGGGGATACTGAAATAAGCGCCCGTAATTTTGCGCATAGGAGTTATGAGGCAGAACGGCAGGAGTTGCTTAACAGACGGGTTGCACTACTAAAGATTAGGGCAAATTTATAACATGAAAAAAGGAGAGCAGAAACCATGAGATTAAAGGAGATTGAGGCAAGATTAGCCCAGATTAGAAACGAGCTGAACACCAGAGCGGCAGAACTGACCGCAGAGGAAATTACAGCGCTGGAAACAGAGGTAACAGACTTGCAGGAAGAGCGCACGCAGATTGTGGAGCAGGCAGAGAGAAGAAATAAGCTGCTTGCCAGAATTGCGGCAGGAGAACCGATTGACGACGGAGTAGAAGGAGAGGGAACAACGCCGACAGTGCTTAGAAACTTTAAAGGGGCAGCAGGCGAGGGGGACGACGGCGACAAGTACGGCAGCATGGAATACAGAAAGGCATTTATGCGTTATGTATGCCGTGGTGCGGCTATCCCAACAGAGTACAGAGCAGATGCAGTGAGCAGCACAACGGACGTAGGCGCAACAATCCCCACAACGGTACTGAACCAGATTGTGCAGAAATTGGAAAGCACGGGTATGATTTTGGCGCTTGTAACCAGAACTGCATACAAGGGCGGTGTGGCTATCCCGGTATCTACGGTTAAGCCTACTGCAACATGGGTAGCAGAGGGAAAAGGCAGCGACAAGCAGAAATTTACCGCCACAAAAGACGGCATGATTACTTTTGCATATCATAAGCTGCGCTGCGCAGTTGCGGTAAGTCTGGAAGTTGACACAATGGCAATCAGTGCTTTTGAGGCTATGCTGATTAACAACATTGTAGAGGCTATGACAAAAGCACTTGAGCAGGCGATTATCAGCGGCGACGGAAACGGAAAACCGAAAGGAATTTTAAACGAAACACCAGCAGAGGGGCAGAAACTTACCAGCTTAAAGCCTGCTTATGCAGACTTAATTGCAGCAGAGGCAGCATTACCGCAGGCATACGAAAACGGGGCAGTATGGTGCATGAGCAAAAACACTTTCATGCAGTATTACGGACTGACTGACAGCAACGGGCAGCCTATCGGCAGAGTAAACTACGGTATTGCAGGAAAGCCGGAGCGCTTTTTACTGGGCAGACAGGTAGTGTGCTGCGATTATGTACCGACCTATAGCGCATCAGTAGGAGAGAATACAGCGTTTGCGTTCCTTTTCAACTTTAAGGACTATGTACTTAACACCAACTACGCAATGGGCGTAAAGAAGTATGAGGACAACGACACCGACGACAAAGTAACAAAGGGTATCATGCTTGCAGACGGCAAGGTAGTTGATAAAAACAGCCTTGTTACTATCTGCATGGGGAGAAGTGCATAAGAAAGGTGGATATTTATGAAAGGGCATTTAGATGTTAAAGAGCTGGGGAAATACAAGAAAGCCGATTTACAGAAACTTGC